ATACATCGCGCTTTTCTGCATCAGGTTTCCAACCTTAGCGCCACCTCGCCATGCATTGCAAGCGTAAAAATCACACAATACAGGTGCAGAGTCGCGGCTGATGCGCTGTTAATACATTCAATCTATCAATGGTTTAGCCTGTGACTCCCTACCCAGGAAAGGCGGCTGGGTAGGGCCTGGGTAGGGTTTTTGCGCAGATGGGCGCGATAGGGGCGCCGGGTTAGGGTCGGCTGAAGTCCTCGCCAGACCAACTACCCACACTTCTCCCACACTTGACTCGCCCAGCGCCCAGCGGCGGCCGCCCATGCGCATCCCGGACGCGGCCGCTACCCATGCCGCCCGGCCGGCGTGGGCGCACCACGGTTCATCCTGAAGGCTCGGGCTCAGCCCTGGTCGTCGGGTGGTCGCGCTGTTGCATTGGTGGTTTCCCCCCGCGACTTCGGCCGGATGCGCGGTATGGGCGCGGCCCGCACGCGCGGTGGGCCAGCCTCTGCCGGGTCCATGCGCATGTCCTTCATTTTGCACCGCAGCGCGCGCGCCATGTGCTCGAGCACCTTGACGGTGATCCGCCGATGCCCGTTCTCAAAATGATAAATGGCGTGCTTCGAGACCCCGATCGCCTGGCCGAGCGCGGCCTGCGTCATCAACCGGTGCTTGCGGATCTGCGCGATCCGCTTGCCAATGACCGCATCTCTCTCGCTGATTACCTGGCCCATCACCGTCGCTCCTCTTGAGTTAAGTTGCGTGTGATTGATCCCCGGTATTTTTCTCCAGCCGTCGTTACCGCCCCGATCCAATATGAAGCCAGGATGACACGCATTGCCACCAAAACGTGTAGCTATATGACTCCCATTTCCTCTTATAGCCGCCGCCGCTAGCGGCTCGGCCGGCGCCCGCCATCCATGGGTTGTGTCAATTATGATTCCTTTGCGCGATTTTCACGTTAATTTGACCCATAATTTCTTAGGGGCGTATACCCAAATGTTTCAACGGTACGGTGGGGTTGCAATGCCCCATAGACCAAAGCGCGCGCGCCCTCCGTCGATGACGCTGACCGAGCGCCAACGGCACGTCTTGCGCCTCATCGCGGACGGCAAAACGGCAAAGACCATCGCCCGCGAGCTCGGCGTGTCAACGACCACGGTCCTCGATCATATCGAGCGCATCAAGACCCATCTCGGTGCCGCCAACCGCGCCAACGCCGTCGCCATCGCCATACGGAAAGGGCTGCTGAACAACTGCCCGCCGAAGAAATAAAAAAAGCCCCGCTTGCGGCGGGGCCAAGTCATGGGGGGTAACGCCTTCACCTTACCGCCTAGTCATCGGGACTGTCGACCTCCTGCGGCATCGGTTCCGGTATCGGCCGAATGACCTTGTCCGGCTTACCGTCGTAGTCCTCATCGGTGATGTTCTGAAACACCAAGGCTTCGCTGGCCCGCCGCCGCACCAAGCCAGCCAAGACCTTGCCGTTGGCTTTATTCCAACGCTTAAACTCATCTGCAGCGCCTTCGAAATCCCCGGCATTGATCTTCTTCAGCAGCGTGGACTTCTGCAGATTGCCTTCGCCGCAGTTGTAGGTGAATGACACGAGCGCATCAAACTGCCACGGCTCCAGCTCGACCTTGACTAGCCTGCGAACCGCGTCCTCGAACCCATCCATGTCATCGAGGAAAGCGTCGTCGCACATCGCCTGCGTCCATCGCGAAGATTCGTCAAATTTCTCGCCGTGGTGATTGGTGTGGCCCCAGCCAATCGTCAGCACGTTGGCCGGACACCGGTAAGGACGAAACCGGTCGCCATCCTCCTTCAAACAGCTCTCGAAATGCTTGATGAGGTTCGCGCCGGCCTGGGTCAATGTGAGATTTTCATTCATGGGTTTATGTTTAGCCTCTTAGTCATCACGTCAACGATCCGTTCCAATCGCTGTTTATTGGCCTGCGTTTCTTTCTCGGTCACCGTCAAGCGATTGTTGATCTCAGCGAGATGCGGCGAGCCGCGCACTTCGAGCGTGGTCACGCGCGCCTCTAGCTCGACCATGTAGGCTGTAATGCTCAAGACCGCAGCTCCGATGGCAACGCCCTGCGCCACCAGGAAGTAGACCAGCGCCTGGTTATCTGCGAACCACGACCTGACCGAGGTCATCATGGGTACATCGCCTCGAGCGTATGCACGACCCAGATCCCGGCCACGAGGATCAGCGCGAAGCCGATGGCGATGATCCAGCCGCGCATCAGTATCTCCCGTAGACGGGATGCGGCAGCCCCGGACCCATACCCAATACACCAGCAAGCCAGACCACGATCGCGATGAGGCACAGCAGACCGACGATGACGCGGCCCCACTTCTCGATATTTGCGTCAATCGACCAGCCCATGAAGCTGACGATCAACCACCGAATCGCGAACGCCACGAAGATGACGATGGCTATATATAACAGCAGATACAGGAACGAAATGAGTATCGACATTGTTCGGCTCCTGATCCTTACAGGCTCGTTGAGTAGTTGATATTCAGCGTATCCCCGTTCACCACCGCCTTGTCGCCGGTCGAGAATGTGCCGGCCGACCACAGCGTGCCGTTGGCGTCGTCCTTGGTGGCGACCGCGCCGGTGCCGAAGCACAGGAACGCCCCCTTGACGGTCCCGGTGCTGGTGATGGCGAACGACAGCGCCGCCGACAGCGCCTTCGATCCCGCCGTCGCTGCGGACCAAACTGCGGTCTTGCGGTTGCCGGAATAGGCTGGTGCATTGGTGCCGCCGGCCTCGAGCCATCCCGAATGCGAAGCCATCGTGTCGGTTGCGGCGACCGCGGTATAGGAGGTCGACGAGATCAGGCCCATGAATGGCCCGGTCACCGTGTACGCTGTCCCGGCGAGGAACGAATCCAGCGCCAGGTTCTTGCCAACGGTGGCCACCACGTTGTCGATCACTTCGCGCCATTTAAGCTTGCCGGCGGCCCCGCGGCATTCGATCTCATAGCGGCCGTGCGCGTCGGCGTGCTCGCCGAGGCCGCTGCCGCGGATGACAGACGCGTCACTGGATTCGCGCGCCTCGGCGCGTTCCTCGGTCATAGGCTTTTCTCCGTTATGTCAAGATGATCTTCGGGTCTATGTAATAGGTCGTCGACGGCTTCGCGGCGCGCACCCGCGCGTGCAGGTAGCCGGCCATGCCGGGCTGCGGTGAGGACAGCGTGGCGGTGAGCTTGAAGGGGGACCAACCTGCGCCCGAGCCGCCGCCGTTCCAGGTCGAGCCATCCGACGCGATCGCAGCGTTCGCCGTCAGCAGATTGGCCTTGGTCGTGGTGACGATCGTCCCCAGCGGACTTCCAGACGACCCCAAATACTCGACCTCCAGCCAGATGTCGTCGTTGTTGGGCAGTGCCCCCGCGTTGACCGTCCCGCACACCGTCACCGTGACGTTGGCACCGGTCGTCGGGTTCCAAATCGCATAGGGCTCGGCCTTGAACGGCCGCAGCCACTGCGAGTTGGCGGTGGTGACGATCTTGCGCGATTGCGCTTGCCCTGTCGGATCGCTTGCGCCGCCGACGCGCGTGATCGCGGTCTCGGTCGTCTCGGCGCCCTCATATTGATAGCGGGCGGACTTGTAACCGGTTGCTCCGCTGTCGGAACGGACCATCTGAATGACCTGCGCCAGGGCCGCGGGAGCGGGCGCCGACATCGAAGCGTTCAGCTTGCAATCCTTGACTACGAAATTGCTCTGCTCAGAGGACTGCGCATTGCCGACAAGACCACCAGTGAGCTGGCTCAGATCGAGCGCCTCCAATGTCATAATTCCAAAACGACTAGTGCTGGACCAATTGAAAAGATTTGTCGGCACCGACGATCCGCTCGCCAATATTTGCCCACTATTCTGCCAAGTAAAATTGACGACTCCAACGTCGATGAATTGCTGGACGGCTCCAAAGCTCACCGTGCAATTGTTCCATGTCATGGCACCGGCAGCATTGGCGACATTCAATTGAACCGCTTGTGCGCTTGCAAGAGTGGTCGCAATCTTAAAGCCGCAATTATCAAAATAATAAAACGCACCGGCTGGCGTCAAAAGAATCTGCGCAGCACCGGATGAGCCCACCCCCGCCTGAAACGTAATGCCGTAAATATAAATGCCACCTGTGTTCGGATTAAAAGTTAGGTTAAGTGCCGCGGTAGTCGAGATTGTCGCACCGGTCGCGACAGACGTAGGCGGGTAGCTGCCGGAATGGTTATGGCAGATTATCCGGCTCATGGTCGCAGTAGTAAGCGCAGGCGTGATCGTGATTGCCGTTGCCTGCGACTCGGCGTGGTTGTCGCCAATGTAGATCGTGTTACCAGCAACCCACCAAGTCGCGGTGCAAGCGTTCTGCACCCGCGCGTGCGGGGCTTGTCCGCCGGTGAAGTTGCCCACCACGCCCAAGCATGTCCACGTTACAGTGCTGTCAGCCTGTGTCGTACCCGCAGTGTTGTTCGCCCAAGCCGGCTCGGATGCGCCTACGCTTCCCGCCGTGCTGCATATCCAGTAGCTCGCGCCGTTGTTGCGCTGGATGATTGCGCCGAGCGTGACGGCTGTGTTAATCGCCCTTGCTTGCGACCATGTCGGTGTGTTGGTCAGATCGCCGTTGACCGCAGACGCGCCCGTGCATTCCTGCCAAGTGACCGTGTTGTCCGTCGTCTTCGCCCCACGGGTTAAAACCCAGGTCGGCTCGGTCGTAGCATTGGTGGTGCCAGCGACGATACAAACAAACACGCGCTCGCTGCCGACTGCAGGAGCCGTATTCTGCCGACGAAGGGCGCCGGCCGCGATCGTCGCGCCTGTCGCCCATTTCGTGACCGCATAGTACCCAGTGGTCGATTGATCACCGGCGTTGCAGTACCAGGCGAGATCGTAATAGGCCATCTATCAACCTTCGATAAAGATCACGGTCGGCTGCGGGGTCGCAGGCATGATCGGCCCATCGAGCGCGAGCGCACCTTCAAAGCGCACGCCAGCAATTACAGAAGCATCGGGTGCATCGGCCGCGGTCGCCGCCTCCACCACCGCCGCGCTTATGCCCATGAGCGCGGCATCTTGCACGGAATTAGCGACAATCGTTTCCGCCACCGCGGCGATCATTTGTCGGCCAGCTAAAGCCGAGTCAATCGCGCTCGCCGCCTCGACGATCCCAACCGCGTAGAGCAGCCCCGTATTGACTGTGGCGGCAGCGCTCGCCGCCTCGACCATGATCTGGCCGAGAAATGCATCGACGTGCTCGCCCACCGAGGCCGGGTCGTCGACCAGTGTGGCGAAAACGACGTTCCCGGTGCCCGGTGCGTCCAGCGCCGCGGCGGCCTCGGCGACATCGGCCAGGATTGCGGCCCGCCGTCGCAACTGGCTGACGTTACAGACGAGCATTCTAATTCACATCGGCGGAAATCAGGGGTGGCGGGTCGCCAAACGGGATGCCGTTGCCCCCGTCGGGGTCGGAAGAGTCCGTTACGGGTACATTCCATTCAGACGGATTTGCGAACTCGGAATAAACATCGCCTGTTCCGTCCACATCTAACCGATATGCAAGCAAGTAATAACCGGAATAGGTTACCGCGATATCGCCAAGGTATCCGGCGTGCGAAGAAACAAGCGGATAACATTGCACCATGCCATTAGGAGGAGGTGGTGGAGGCTCGGCGGCTCTATGCTCGCCAAATCGCATCTTCCATGTCATGGTGACTTCCGTAGCCATGACGCCGGTTTCGATACCCCAAAGCAATCCCGGTGGTGCTATCTCGGAGGTCAAATCAGCGTTCAATGCATTCACGATAAAAAGTGGCGCTATTAGTTTTGTGCCGGCGGTGGCGCGAGCCAAGCCGCCAGCCGGATCTGTATCCAAAGCAGCAAACACGAACACACCCAACTGCGCACCATTGAAATCCAGGCCTTCCGGCGGTGCTGGCGCTATCGACTCCAGAAATTCACCGACATTCGCCGATACCGAGTAGGCGGAATTCTTCAACGGCGCTGGGTCCGTGCTGTATGTAGGGGTCGTCCAACTACTTAAAAACGTCGCTTTGGCATCCGAACCCGGCAATTTCAGATCAAAATCCAATT